GGGAGATCCCGCGCTTGCCGTAGTAGGGATGCTTATCAGGGAAGAGGCGCAGGTCTCGCCCAGGGTTGCCACGGAAGAGCTCTTGCTTGTTTCCACGGAGCGCAGCATCGCCACGCTCCCACGCTGAGCGGGGATCGGATAGCGGTGTTTCGGGGAGAACCTCCACGGCGTCACATCGACACCCCCAGCCGTTGGGCGGGAAGTAGTCTTGCCAGAATTTATCCTCCTTGGGGAGGCATGTGCGGTCGAGCGCCTCGTGAGCGGGGCGCACCTTGCCGTCGCCAGCAGTGCGGTACTCGAGGATGCTCTTCGGAGCGGAGGAGTGCCAGCGATCAGCCATGAGGGCAGAGCCTACAGCATGGTCGTACTCACTCTCCAGGTAGCGGACATTGTAGCGGTCGTGGATAGCTTTGACCTCTTCGGAGAACTCAGCGAAGGGCTTGATAGACCCGTCATCCTTCGTCAGCGACAAGCCCAGCTCACGCATCGTGTGGTAGGTCTTGAAGCCAGAGAATACGAAGGCATTATTGTCCAGCGCGTCACGCACGACCTGTGGTGTGGAGTGACTGATGTGGTCCAGTGATGGCTGTAAGCACTCGTAGGTCTCCCGGATGGCAGCGACTATGGGGGCATCTCGGAGCATCTTGCGCTCAAAGTGCCCCTTCCTATATACATAGCGTGCCGCCCTCATGAATACCTCGGAGCGGTAGGTGCGCTTCGTCGGGGTGTTACGCCTTGATAGCTGACACGAAGGGCAGCTGCATGGAGTGTATAGCTCGTCGAGCTCCTTATGTAGCTGGAGGTATCTCTTGGGGAGAGGTAGCTGAAGCTCCGCCCCTCCCCCTAAGCGAAAAAATCGTCAGCTCGTGAGAGTTGCTTGCTCGCTTCACCCTCCTGCTTTAAAGAGCTGTCACGCTCGCCGATGATGGGGATATTGTACTTCTCGGCGAAGTACGCTGGGTCGATCTTGTAGTATTGGAGGATGCTGCGCTCTTCTTCGCGCATCTCCGCGTCGGTCATTTCATCACTGTAGTCCCACTCGAATGTGAGGCCCTTGAGGGGGAAGCCCGAGGCGATCATCAGAGGGAGGAGGCGGTCATTGATGATGTAGGAGAGGCGACGGGCGTCTGAGGCGCAGACGTTCTCGAAGATCTCCAGGTGCACCTCCGACTGAGAGAGGGAGGAGCCGTTGTCGATGGTCATCGTCTGGTTGAGGATGATCTTAGAGAGCTCCTTGTCGCATCGCTCCAGACGCTTGTCATAGACGTTGTAGGCATCGCCTCGACTCGTTTCCTCGAAGGAGATGGTAGTGCCCTCGGGGAAGACCCCGTAAGAGGCAGCCCCCATCGAAGCCATGATGCGCTCGATCTCATCGAGGTCAGCTCTGGTGGTTGCGGTCGTGTTGGCGACACGCATAGGCATGCCGAAGATTTCCCCGAAGGTATCCCAGTAAGCCCCCATGTTCTTCTTAGAAATATAGTAGGGAGCGCACTTGAGCAGTAGGCCTAAGTCGTGAGGCTTGCCTACCTCGATGAGCCAGCGGGAGAAGTCTCCTTCCCGGAAGGGGATGCCACGCTTGATGTCGTCGGTAGGCTCACGCAGGATCACACCATACTCAGGGATGACGTGCTTTCGGGGAATGAGGTCAGCAGATGCAAAGCGCATGCCTCGCTCGTCCTTGACGACCTCTCCCAGCTCGATAAGGCTATGCCCCCAGAAGGTAGCATCGAGGGCGAGGTCTAAGAAGTCACGAAACCACTCACGACGAAACAGCTCAGATGCATCGTCGCTCTCCGCTCCATCCTTGTCGATGAGCTTGAAGGGTCGAGAAAGCGTCTTGCTCTTTCGTTGTTCGATAGCCCCTGTGATGTGTCCATCGACGAGGGTGTCCGTATAGATATCGTAGAGCGCCAAGCGGCGGGGGTTGTCAACAGAGAGCGCCATCTGCCAGGCGCGTCGCCAGGTGGCGATGTCCTTGCGGGTAAGGGCGTCAGCCTTGCGTATGAGTTCGGCCGTGACGCGCCCTCCTGTGCCGGTGATCTGTCGAGCGAAGCGCATCAGTCGTGCTTCGCGTTCCTCTAAAGTCAATTCAGCCATAGTCTAATAGTGATAGGTGCTCTTATCAATACTTCCAAATCTCAGGATACCACCACTGGGGGCGCTCCCTCCAGTGTTGGGGTCAGTGAGGGGCGGGAGATCGGGGTCATTTTTGCCCGCTTGCACCGCCTTGAGCCAGTTGATGGACTCCTCATACCGGTCTTTCCATCGCTCCAGCCCCATCGACTGAGGGAGGCGATGTGCCATCTGGTAGATGGCTATATGTACGATAGCTTGTACCAGCTGAGGGTTACGATCATCACCCGTCTTGTTGTAGGTCTCCTTGACATTGTAGCGGACTCTCAGATAACTAGCCGCCACCTCAAGGGCATACGCCTCTGCTTGCATCCACTCTTGAGGATGTTGGCTGATGATAGCTTGCTCACGCTCGGTGATAGCCATCCGATAGTCTTGCTCGTCGATGTACATAGTGGTCAGGCGTTAGGGTGAGTGTCGTAGACGGCGCGCTGCAGAGCCACCTCGCGCAGGTCTGGCTTGATGTCAGCGTAGCAGTAGATGTGGGGTATGGGCGTCCGCTCGTCTCCCTCAACTTCGGGGATGATTAGCATGCGCTCGCTTGCAAGCTTTGCGAGACGCTTTGCGCGATAGGCGGCTATAAGGCATCGGATACTGAATGCGATGAGACGAAGGGCGCGATAGCCATAGCGCCAAGATGTGACTAACATATTACCATTGATTTTTGATGCTGGTGGTGCGTCTGCCCACCTTCGGAGTGACGCCGAGGGTGCGGGAGGAGCGCTGGAGGAGCCAGATAGCCCCCTCGTCAGCGTCGGGGCCGTCATCGTGGCCACGCATGCCCTTCTCCATTGACAGGGTCTGCTCGACGGATACAAGCATATCGGGCGACGACTTCTCCTCCTCATTATAGTAGACCTTGCTCCGCTCCCAGAGAGGAGAGACCGCTTCGATGCGGGCAAACTTGTTCTCCTTCTTCCTTCGGTCTGGGCTGATGGGGAGCTGGTAGCCTCGGGCGTTGCCTTCGGTGGCGAAGTCGTCAAGGAGGCTGTCCTGCATAAATCCCGCCTCGAGGTAGATGCGTAGGCTGGCACCTTCGCCTCTGACCCATTCGTAGCAGTCGTAGACCCAGCGAACCAGCTCGGAGATGGAGCACTGACGCAGGAAGGCTTTGATATGGTGTAGCTCGCCCGAAGGGAGGGAGCCCCAGAGCTTGGCTGCCTTGTAGTCGTTCTTCGTCGTGCCTTTCCACGAGGGGTCGATATATAGGACCAGCCCACTATAGGAGGTCAGCCGTGGGAGCTTCTTGTATTGGATCCACTCGGATCGGAAGACGCTCCCAGCGGTGATAGGATTGTTCATGTACTCCTTTTGGAATGCACGGTACCCCGAGAAGGCTTCAAGCGCTGCTACCTCCTCCCGTGTCCATTTCGCCCCCCAGGTGACCTCGCCCTTTGGGGTGAGGATGTTGACTCGGGAGACGTGGACGGTGGGAGTGTGGGAGATGTTGTAGAGGACGCTGGTCTTACTGATGAGGTTGCCGACCATGATGAAGCGCCCACGCCCCCCATCAAGCGCACCGAAGAGGGCTTCGCGCACCCAGTCGGTGAGCTTATTGATGCGGTCTTGGTTCTGCACGATCTCGTCATCATCAAGGTCGTCGATGACGATGTAGTCGGGGCGATGGGAGCGGTGGCGCAGACCACGAGGGGACTGCCCACGCCCCAGAGCGAAGAAGGCGACGCCGTCCGAGGTGACGAAGCGCCCGACCTCCCAGGACCCTGTAGAGACCTGCTGACCGAAGTCGGCGATATAGCGCTGGTTGTACTCCAGCTCAGCCTGCACGTCCGAGAGCAGCGTCTGTGCGTTGGTCTCGCTCTTGCCTACTAATACCATCACATTCAGCTCCCGCTTGCCGAGGTAAGCGTGCGCCTTCAGCCAAAGGGGTATAAATACATCCATGTGGGTGCTCTTGGCGTGGCCACGCGCCCACTGAAAGACCGCCTTGAGGTTAGGGGTATCGCGGATCTTCTTTGCGGCGGCGAGGTGGAAGGGGGCGCTGGGGATGCTGCGCCCGAGGACTTCATTATAGGTATAGTGGGGGAAGTAATACTCGACGAAGGCGTTGTAGTCCGACAGTAAGTGGATGATGCGCTTCTTCTGCTCGGTGGGGGTCTCCTTCGAGGCAAAGGCCGTCGCGCTCTTGACCTCCTCACAGCGCAGCTTCCAGCGCTCGAGTACTTCTTTATTCTTGATCGATGCCATGAGGGTGACGTATTGATTACGCTACAAAGGTCGTGCGCAAATAAGGGTTAATAAACTAATACTGAAAGACCTGCATCGTTTCTGTGCGTCGGGGGATTGCTGTCCGATCTTTGCAGAGAAAACAGTCACAGACCCTATGAAGAAAGTAGTCATCAGCACCTCCGCCGTGAACTCCTACGGCTCTCGCGTGCTCACATCTGGTATCGACTTCGAACAGTACAAGCGTAACCCCGTCCTGCTATGGATGCACCGCAGAGGCGACCGTGAGGACGTGCCCATCGGGCGCATGGAGGACATCCACCTCGAGGGGGATAAGCTCATCGGTACGCCTGTCTTTGACCGCTCGGATGAGTTCGCCAAAAAGATCGCCGATAAGTGGGATAATGACTTCCTGCGCATGGCGTCGGCAGGGCTCAGCATCGTAGAGCTCTCGGATGACCCATCGCTTGTCCTACCAGGGCAGACACGTATGACCATCACACGCAGTAAGCTCGAGGAGGTGTCCATCGTCGACATCGGCGCCAACGATGACGCTATGGCCGTCTCACTCTACACCGCTGGAGGCGAAGTGCTCTCTCTGTCGCAGATGGAGCTTGCCAGCGACCTCCCACTCCTTACCCCAGATCCTGATAGTACACTTAATATCCCTAATGAAATGAACGAAAAGATTGCCCTCGCTCTCGGCCTCTCTGCCGACGCTACCGATGAGCAGGCTGTGTCTGCCATTGCTCAGCTCAAGTCCGAGGCAGACCAAGCTAAGCAGCTGAAGCTCTCCCTCATCAATGAGCAGCTCGCCTCGGCTGTCCAGTCTGGCAAGCTCACCAAGGAGCAGGAAGAGACCTACCGACAGATCGGCCTCACCATGGGCGCCGAGACCCTGCGTATCACGCTCTCCACGCTCTCAGCCCCGCAGCGTGCCTCATCCATCATCCGCCCCTCTTCTCAGATGGAGCAGACGAAGTTCGCCAAGTTCACGGACATCCCCACCGATCGCCTTGAGGCCTTCAAGTCGGAGAACCCCGACGAGTATGCCCGCCTCTACACCGATCACTTCGGCTTCCCACCTCCCTCACTCTCACGCTAATCACTAATCACCTATTAACTACCGATTAACTATGTGGAAATTCATCCGATCACTCCTGATCGCACTGCCGGTGCTGCTTGCAGTGGTCTTCTTCAATGCCGCCATCGGCGCGGGTATCGCTGCGCTCCTGGGGCTGCCCCTGTGGACGGGTGCCGTCGCCCTCAACGTCCTGGCTCTGGCAGTAGGCCCCTTCGTCTCCCGTAATGTAGCCCGAGCGGGTGTCAATCAGGAGGTGTGGACGGGGGTAATGATCAAAGCCCTGCGCGAAGCCCTCGAGAATATCGGGTGGTTCAAGCTCATCCGCTCCTATGATGAATATGTGGACAACGACACCATCCACTTCGTCGAGCTGGGCGGTGACCCGAAGGTGCTGGTCAATAACACTACCTACCCTCTGAATGTCTCCACCGTCACAGATGCCGACAAGCCCGTCTCCCTCGACAACTTCGAGACCGAAGCCACTGCCATCGGGGATAAGGAGCTCGACACCATCAGCTACGACAAGCTCGGCAGCGTCAAGGAGCGACACAAGGAGACCGTAGCGGCGAAGATTCTCGCCAAGTCCCTGCACGCCCTCGCTCCGCAGTCCCACACGGAGACCTCTCCTGTCCTACTGACCACTGGGGCAACCGCTGCCGAAGGGGGACGAAAGAGACTCTCCCTGGATGACCTGCTCCTCCTGAAGAAGACCTTTGACACCTTCCGAATCCCTCAGGGTGAGCGTGTCCTGGTCCTCTGTCCTGACCACGTCCAAGACCTCCTCTCGGTGAGTGAGCAGTTCGTCCGTCAGTACAATCTCGACACTACTAATGGCCGTGTCGGTCGCCTATTCGGCTTCGAGCTCTATGAGTATACCGAGACCCCTGCCTACACCGTAGCCTCGAAGACGAAGCTCGCCTTCGGTGCCGTAGCTGGCGCTGGGACGCGACAGGCTTCTGTAGCCTTCCACTCGGGGGGCTGTATGCGTGCTATGGGCTCGCTGGTCACCTACCAGAGCGATGCCAAGAACGACCCGCTGCATCACCGCAGTCTCTTCAACGTTCGCCAACGTGCTATCTGCGCCCCACTCCGCTCTAAGGAGTGCCTCGCGGCGATCATCTCAGCTAACGCCTAACCTATGGCACAGCTGAAGTACCTCGTACTACACTGCACCGCCACCCCCGAGGGGCGCGCTGTCTCCAGCGATGA